AAGTATCGGAAGAGTATTTAGCAAAATTACAAAAGTACGATTTCAAATGGGCAATTTTTGATAATTGTTTTCGCACCAATAAAATGGAAAATGTAACTGCAAACATGGAGGTATTAGAAAATGCAATATCCAATTAATCTAAGTAAAGAAACCGAAAAATTATTCTTATGTGAATGGAATGGTGGCGAGATCATCGAAATTCATACTGTCAATTCGTTCTATCACCAATATAAAGATACCAATGTGTATGATGACAATGAGTTCATCAATATGTTTAATAAAACCATCCACAATGTATTTGATGAACTCGAAACTGGTGTGGGTGATTGGTTTGACAATATGTTTATTCAGAGGATCAAATGAAAAAATATCAAATTGAGGCATTGTTTTTTGATGGGGGGTGGGAAGTGCCTAATGAAGAGGATCTTGAATTGTTTGATACTCGTGAGGAGGCAGAGGCAGAACTTGCTGATCTCATAAAAGGCATGGCATACGCAGTTAAGAAGGGTTACATGGAGGACTACAATGCCCACGATTGGAGGGTGGCAGAAGTAGAAGTAGACTCGTGAAAATGCATAGGGATACCCCGCAGCCCAAAGACCAGGGTTTCCCCTGGTCGGCCGTGGTTAGGGTTTATCCCTATATGTTTTTGCACCAGTAGTACGACAATTAAGGTTCTTACAAGGAGAATGTTATGAAATTTAATTTAGTAGTAGATATTGATGATCAATACATTGCAGAGTATTTAGAAGAAAACCCAACAGTAACTTTAAAAGAACTTGAAGGGCAATTAAACAATGCGTGCTATCTTGGTTTGGATTGCACCAATGCGATCATCATGCGACAGTTCAGCATGGGTGTTTGCGATACCCATGTAGAAGTTAGATCACCAACCTATGTTATTGAGGATTGATATGACAAAAGAATGGAAATGCAGATACTTAGTAAATGGATACTATCGGGATCACACATTCATGGCAAAGTTTGATAATGCTAAAGATGCAGAGGCTTATCGTGATGAAATGAATGCCAATGAAAAAAATCGTAATCCTTGGTTTAATTTTTGTTACATCGAGGTGCAAGCATTATGACAATACAAGAACTGATCACAGAATTACAGGCATTTGAATCACCAAATAGTAAGGTGTATGTGTGGGTAGATGGTAATCGTATGCCCGTACATAGTGTGGATCATTTTGAGGAATGCACAGATGTCAATGCAATCCCCGAAGGCATGATTTCATATTACGCTTAATTTTAAAAAAGGAAACCATCATGAAATTTAATTTAACTATTGACATGGATAACGATGCGTATCACAATCAACCAGTTCCCTTGGAATTGATTGCCAATTTACAAAAAGTAATTAGTGATTTGGGCGATCAAAAATCGTGGGGTGTTGTAAAAGATGTTAATGGTAATTTTGTAGGTAACTGGGATATTTCATTTGAGGAGGAAACTGTATGAGCAATCTAAAAACTAAAGTTCAAGAAGTTTATTTTGATTTGTGTGATGCCATTGATGAGGGCAATTTGTATGATGTCCGCATCGATGGTTTTGATGAGTTCAAAACTGTTTTGGAATTCTTGCAAGAACAGAAAACAAAACTCGCCCAAATTGAATCTATGTTAGCGGAGGAAACTGTATGAGAATCCAAATTAATATTGACATGGAAGATGAGAAGTACCATAATTTTAATAAGCAACATGGCGAAGAGGGCATGGTCATTATGTTGCACAAAGTAGCAGAAGGGTGGACTGAGCAATTAAACAACGATTACGATTTTGATTGCTCTGTTTATTTACACTGTATTGATGACAACGAGGAGAACACTTTATATGACTAAAATTGAACAGATAAGTACGGGCGGGGGATGTGAGCATTACTACCTCACCTATCCTGAATTCAAACTGGCAGTACTCATTAACGATGAGAATCACAATGCACCAGTTGATGGTGTGGATTTTGACATCGGAATCTATCACTTAGAATCCGATGGCTCGATGGGTGAACACATCAGCGATGATTGTTTTGCCACACTGGAGAACTTCCAGTACGACAAAATCTATGCTCGTATGAAGGGTTACCTCGAAGGCAAAGGGTACGAGCAAGTGGGGCTGCCCGTACAATTTAAAGGCGAAATTCATTTTCCCAGAGCAACAGATTTATATATGTGGCTCGATGAAAATGAAATTCAATGTCCCATAACAATTAAACTACACTTGGAGAAATAAAATGGCTAAAGCACAATGGAAACCAGAAACATACATCACCCCAGTAATGATTGAACGTTGGATGGGTAGTGACAACCTCGATGCCGACTCGTTCCTGGAATTGTTGGCACAAATCGCCAATCGGCAATACCCCGTGGCATTGTTTCGTGATGAAGTAATAGATTACTCGGAGGAAACAGTATGAACTGGGAACAACAATTTGTAGAAAGTTTTATTACCAAACTGGTAAATCCGCCAGTAAACCAAGATGCATTGATTGATTTGGTAATTCAGCAGATCAAGAAAGATTTGGATACTGGCGATGAAACCGCCATTGCGGAACTGTTAAAATTTGTACCAACAGAAAATTTACAATCTTTTTTATCGGAGGCAGTATGATTCAGAAATTTTTAGTTAGCGATTGGAATACCCATCGTGAGTATTTGATGGATACCAAACAAGTATTAAACTTGATCAACGAAGGTAATGGTCAGTTGTATAAAGCCCGTGATCTAGAATCCGATTGGGATTTTGGAGTTACCAAGGTGTTAAACAATTACAGAATCAGGAGGGCTGCGTAATGAAAAATCGTGAATTAAATTTACATCAGATGGTCGGCCGTACTTGCCGATCAGCAAGTGAGGCATTTAGAGATGCCGACTATGCGATCACAATCTCCCGTGGCAAAACCGAATGGGAAGATGCCAAGGAGTTTTTAGGGCACATGGTATGGATCACTCCATGCCTTGGATTAGTGGTATATTTTATTTATGCTTATCTCACAAACCAATAAGGGGGTAGTATGTCAAGAATGAATGGCTATGATAAATGGCTAATGTCGGGCTACGATGATCAACCCGACTATAACCAAGAAGAAGAAAAGGCACACTCGGATGCCATAGAATCTATGCGTACAGGGGAGCAGTATGATCCCTTTGAGGATAGTAATTGGTGCGAGGCGGTGTCGCAATTGGAACTGCCAGAGGAGATTGAGGACATTACCAAGGCAACCGAAGAACAAAAGAAAATGGTCAAGGAGTATTGGTACAAGATCGCTTTTAATTACTTTTTGGATTAGACCATGATCGCACAAATCTTAAAATATTTAGGTTTATTTATCGTGGGATACTTTGCCCTAATCGCATTTGGATTGGACAAATCTACTGTCGCACAATGGATATTGATACTTCTTGTTGCATTTCACAAATTAATACTGGATAAAATAAATGAAATTATTCGTAGCCCTAATGACAACACTCTTTAGTGTGAGTGCCCATGCGGATATGTATGCCATTGCGCCGAATCAAATCGGTGGGCATACGATCCTCTCCCAAAAACCATGCAACAGTAACCCCAAATGGAAATCAGCCTACGCATTTTCACGCACCAATTCAGTGTCGTTTGCGTGCTGGTATCTTGAGAAAAACAATGTGATTTTTGTGACAGAAAGTGGTACAATCAGATCAATGTCATTAAAATCATTTGAGGTAGTCGTTGAGAATCGCTAAGAGAACCCTATTTAATCGGCTCTACCAACCCCATCGGATTGGTAGACCAATTTTTAAGCGACTACAAAAACGTTTTAAAGTAGTGCCTGGAAAGACTATGCTTTTGCATCGGCAAACACATCGCAGTCGAAACAACGCAATTTATTCAAGATACACACTGCTAAAATTAAGAATACGATTTGGGCGGTATAAAACAAGCCCATCATTTATGGTGAAACGATGCTCCGATATTTAATATACCAAGATGGTGAATTACTCCGCAAACTGGGTTCTCGTATAGAATGTGAACCATTTTTGCGTACAGGCTGCACCCTAAAAGTTTTGCCCAAACCAAAGAATTCAACCCCGGCTCAACAGTTTCAACACGCTCATGCCATGTGTGGAGATGCCCCATTTTGAAAAACAAAAAGAATGCCCTATCTGACTACCTTAGATCCCTTTATAATATCCCCACTCTCAGTAGGGATATTGAAACCGAGTTAGCCCACAAGATTGCCAACGGGGATGAGGTAGCCCTTGAGAAACTGGTAACCCACAATCTGAGGTTCGTGGTCACTGTCATTAAATCGATGCCTCATTGGACTCACTCCTCGGTGGACATGGAGGATATGTTAGGGTTCGGGAACGAGGCATTGATCCTAGCAGCCCGAAAATGGAAACCGATGGGGCGCATTCGGTTCGCATCGTATGCCAAAAAGGTCATCATCACCGAGGTCAACCGAGCGGTGGCAAACACCAAAAATATTATTCGCCTGCCTGTCAACATCACCGAAGAGATTCGTAAAAACAAGTACGCAGAGCGGATGCTCACGCAGGAGCTCCAGCGCAGCCCCACCGATAAAGAACTGGCGAACTACTTAGGCACGACAGTCGAGCGGGTTAGTTACATCAATTCAATACTAAACAAAGAGCCGATCAGCATGGAGGCATTTAACACCGATCATTTGAAAGAAGAAGATGAATAGACAATTTTATTTAGACATGGTAGAAAACATTCCACAGAAAAACAGAAGACTAGTGATCTCAGAAAAGAATGGTGAAAAGGTTTTAGATCTAAGCGAATTCATAATCGCTTACGGCCGTACATTAGAAAAACATTTAAGGAAGACACATGGAATTAACTCCAGAGCAGTTAAAAGCATACGATAGATTTATCAGAGCCAGGGACAAGGTCAAATTGGTGAAGACATCCCGAAACTACGCCCAAAAATATATCCCGCATCGTGACTATCTTGACAGTGTGCATATTGTTGGTTTGAATCACCCACTATTTATTGAGAACGATGATTGGATAGAATACAAAGAGGCATCCGCAGCTTGGTGGGAAATCGAACCAGAGTTTCGCAATGTGGAACGACTCCGAGCCACCAGAGGTGACTATGGTAGTGAGGACAATTGGGAAGAAACCACTGTAGAATTAGAAACATTGGATCAGTACTTTAAGGGACAGCAATGAAAGAAGAACAGGATTTTCAGTTTACGATTACTCATACAAAAGAAAATGATGATGGCAGTTGTGATGTAGAAATCAACATGAGTGATTATGTAAGGGAGCGATTGGTTGAAGCGGGAGTAATATCCCTATTGAAACAACACATCAATCAAGTTTATAATGATTTACCGTGGTACAAACGACTATTCAAAAGGAGAAAAGTTGAACTATCTTAGTGTATGTAGTGGAGTTGAGGCTGCAACGGTCGCTTGGCATTCGCTGGGCTGGAATCCCGTTGCGTTTTCTGAAATCGAGCCATTCCCATCAGCGGTGTTGGCTCATCATTACCCCCATGTCCCGAATCTTGGTGACATGACTAAATATAAGGAGTGGAAATTAAATGAACCAATTGACCTTCTCGTTGGAGGAACACCATGCCAATCATTCTCAGTCGCTGGTCTCCGAAAAGGAATGGATGACCCGCGCGGTAACTTGGCACTCGTCTATCTCGGAATTGCTGACAAGTTCAAACCCAAGTGGATCGTTTGGGAAAACGTTCCAGGTGTCCTCAGTTCAAAAGGAGGACGGGATTTTGGTTCCTTCCTCGGGGCGTTGGGGGAACTCGGGTATGGGTTCGCCTACCGAGTGCTCGACGCTCAACACTTCGGAGTTCCACAGCGCCGCCGTCGAGTCTTCGTTGTTGGCTGTCTTGGAGACTGGCGAAGTGCCGCAGCGGTTCTTTTTGAGCAAGAAAGCTTGCTCGGGAATCCTAAGAAGAGCAGAAGTAAGGGGCAAGAAACTCCCGCCACTACTTCATCAGGCTTTACAATCGACGATCGATCAGCTCACGCAGTCGCAACCAGACGAAGAAACGATCCAACCACAAACACCCTAATACCTTGCACACCAGATGGTGGTACAACAATTGGATCACTACTAGCAAGAGATTACAAAGGTGTTGGTAACCAAGATCTGCAAGATGGTCGTGGCTTGATCGTGTACGAAAACCACCCATCGGATAGTCGTGTCAAAGAGATGGGCGATGTATGCCAGACTGTGACATCGACATGGGGTACTGGGGGTGGGAACATACCATTTGTGGGTATGAAGGCATACACACTGCAAGGCGGTGGTGCGACATCGCAAAACTCCCAAGGTATGGGGTGGAATGAAGACATTTCGTTCACATTGAATAACACCGATGTGCATGGTGTGGCAATTGCATTTGAACCCGGAATTGCCCAGCGCGAAGGCGGTGACAATCGATTCGTTGAGGATCTATCGCCAACAATACGCAGTAACATGGGCGACAACCAAGTGGCGGCAGCCTATCGTAAAAGTCGCAGAGCACAATCCACAAACGATTACGAAACATGGGTGGACGATGGCAAAGCAAACACCATTAACACATTCGATGTGGGTGATGTGCGAACTACACACGCAGTTGCGGTGGATGTGTATAACCAAGCCATCGATGGCAATACAACGGCAACCTTGACAGAAGCGTGCGGTGGCACAAACACCAGTGGACCTAAATTAATGAGCAACATGGCAGTACGCAGACTCACACCGATTGAGTGTGAGCGGTTACAGGGCTTTCCCGATAACTACACAATGATCCCGTGGCGTAAAAAACCAGCCGAAGACTGTCCCGATGGTCCACGCTACAAAGCGATGGGTAACAGTATGGCCGTGCCAGTAATGAACTGGATTGGCAAACGCATTCAGATGGTGCAATCATGACCTGGAATCATCGAGTGGTGAAGTTCACCGAAAATGGTGACGATTGGTATGCGGTTTGCGAAGTCTATTACAACGAAGACGGCACGATCTATGCCCACACCCAAGATGGTATTCGTGTGAGTGGTGAGAGTGTAGAAGATCTCAAAGAGACTCTAGAGCGTATGTTACGCTGCCTAGATCAAGGAATTGTGGAGGCAATGAAATAATGATTTACTCAATAATGAATTTACTTGTTTTGGTAATCACCGCATTTGCGGTGATTATCTTTGCTGCCGTGTTTGGTTTCTTTTTGTTTATCATGTTTGCTTGCGTATACTTTGGGTGGATGCAAATCCGCTCCATGCCCCTAGCAGAGATATGGGAAAGACTTAAACCATGAACGACAATGTCAACAACCCAAAGCATTACACATCACACCCCAGCGGCATCGATTGCATTCAAATTACTGAACACATGGGGTTTTGTTTAGGTAACGCAATTAAGTATGTGTGGCGTGCTGATCTAAAGGACGATGCCATAGAGGATCTAGAGAAGGCAGTATGGTACATAAACCGAGAAATTAAAAGACGAAAGAAATAAATGAACAATGAACCAGTAGCGTGGATAGACCCCAAAGAACTTGAAGATCCTGAGTTAACTTCAACTTGCGTAAGCAAAAATAAAATGTATTCACAGGATATTCCACTCTACACCCATCCAGCAAAGACACTAGAACTTACTAGGGATGAAATTCGTGATGTATGGCGTGAAATTCCTGTAAGCCTAACATTGACACCTAAAACTATTGAATTTGCTAGAGCAATACTAAAGAAAGCGAGTGAGAAATGAACACGTTTAAAGAGTTTCCTGTTGGCACTTTGGTAATGTGTTTTTATAAGACCGATCATGTATGGACTTGCACAGTCACAGAAAATATGTTGAACGAAGCAATTAAAATTGCCAAGCCATTGTCGGATGAATACATAGAGGCTGAATGGGAAAAGATAAAGAAAGCGAGTGAGAAATGAATAAACCAGTAAAAACATATACTGGCAATAAGCCAAATTATGTAGCAGAGGCACCGTACCAACCAGGTTACGAGGACGCCGTAGTCACGGAGCCAAAGCCAGTTTTATGCGGAATCTACAAGTCAAAACCCCTTACAGATCAAGAGATTATTGGAATTAGAATGCAAACGGAAGGTGACATCATGGCGTTTGCAAGAGCAATAGAACGGAGGCATGGAATCAAATGAAAGCACGACAAGTAGAGATTTTTGATAAAGAGGGTAACCTCACTAAGATTGAGGTTACTTTGGAAAATGACGAGCACCTATTTGATGCTCTTTGGGATGCTAGGGACGAACAGACCCACGACAATCGTGTGGAGTTTCGCCAATGGGTAAACAGACAAATACGAGCGCACGATCATGAGCCTTGCTAAAACGCCCTGTGGGGCGTTTTTTCATGGTGGGTGTGGCCTACCCTTCATAACAGTCAAAATAATGCCTGTAAAGCCCGTTTGTTGCGTATTATGGACAAAATGCTGCCTTTTCGTACAAAATGGTGCGCCGCAGTATCCATAGTATCCACAGTAATTTTGCACTTTACCGCTAGCTCTATTCTTAGTATTAAAATAAAAATAAAATAATTCAGAAATACTATGGATACTATGGATACTATGGATTTGCAGTAGGTAAACACCCTTGGAACTACTACCTATAGTGGTTTTTAACAAAAATGGTGCGCCGCAATATGACTTTTTAGAAAATGGCTACTGTGGATACTGTGGATAATGATTACTTTTAGTTATATGCTTATTACTAAAAGATATAAAGAAAATTGAAAAAGTAGGGCAAAATTTGCATAAGTAGAAGAGCAAAGGAAAACAGATGAAACCGAAAGCATTACCAGTACTATTCCAAAACATACCCCTAAGTCTTCGCTCAGTGCCACGATGGACATTGTGGAACTATGTCCTGATTGGTGAGGGCGATACACAGCGGTGGTCAAAACTACCCGTCCAGCCATCGGGCAAGGCTGCTAGTTCAACTAACCCCGATACATGGACAGACTTTTTAAGCGTTGAGAAAGCCTACCTTACCGGGCTATTTGATGGCGTGGGCTTTGTGTTTACTGCGGACGATCACATCATTGGTGTGGACTTGGACGACTGCTACGATGATGCCGTCAACGAGTTTACCAACCAAGAATTGTGTGACATATTCAACAAAATTGAAGGCTACAAAGAGATCAGCCCGTCAGGCACGGGGGTAAAGATATTTACTATAGCGGATCTACAAGGTGCTCACGTTGATCACGACAAGGGTTTAGAGATCTACCCCAAGGGCAGATACTTTACTGTTACAGGACACAAGTTAAGCGGTGATCTACCCACCACCATGCAAGATCTTACCCACCTCATTCCAGAGCGTACAGTTCGGGCATCGGGTGATGCGTTTGCCGATTACAACCCACCGCTCGATGGCTGGGATCTCGCAAAAGTAGAATCAGAATTGTTGCCACAGTTTGATCCAAACTGCGGATACACCGATTGGTTACAGATCGGTATGTGTTTACACCACCAGTTCCAAGGTGATCTTGAGGCGTGTGAGGCATGGGATCGCTGGTCATATGGGGACGGCAGTGTCTCCAGTTATTCAAGCAACGCCTGTGAATCAAAGTGGAAGACATTTAGCAAGAAGGGTGGCGGTGCGACACTACGCACGCTGATCTTTAAACTGTCGTACAACAATAGAACCGAGGCATTGGCAAAGGGGGATGTCATTCTCTCTTTAGCACCCATGGAGAACGCTCAGACATTTTTAGACACTAAGTTTTCTTCAGAAGAGGGAATTAAGTTGGTGCATTATGTGAATGATTTCTATTCGTATCGCGGCACGCACTATGCCGAAATAGAAGACGGCACAGTTCGCTCCGAAGTGTATAAGTTCTTAGATAAGTGCAAACGCCAAGATAAGAAGGGCAACATCGTGCCGTTCTCACCTAACCCGGCAAGCGTAAGCGGTGCTATGGATGCAATCAAAGCCCTAGTGCACTTACCCAATCACGCCAACACAAGACCGCCAGTATGGTTGCAAGGATATAGTGCCAATAGGCCAGAGGCAAACAAACTGGTTAGTTTAGAAAATGGTTTGTTTCACTTGGAAGACAATGTGTTACTGCCACACTCGTTGGGTTTCTTTACACAAAACAGTTTGCCATTTCCATACGATCCAAATGCCAAGTGCCCGTTATGGGAAACCTTTTTAAATGATTTATGGGAACACGACCAAGAATCAATCGATTGTCTTCAAGAGATATTTGGTTATGTCTTATCAGGCGATACAAGTCAACAGAAATTCTTTAACATCATTGGTCCCCGTAGATCGGGTAAGGGAACAATCAACAAGGTGCTGGTTGAATTGTTAGGACAACACAATACTGTAGCACCAGAGTTAGGAGAGTTATGTGATACGTTTGGTCTCCAACCTTGGCTTGGTAAGCTCCTCGCTTCTTTTACTGATGCGAGAGCGCCTGACAGAGATCGAGGTGCTGTTGTTTCTCAGTTGTTGCGGATCGTGGGCGGTGATACGGTTACTGTCAATCGGAAAAACAAAGACTCGTGGAACGGATACCTCCCGACCAGAATCGTAATTTATTCTAACGAGGTGTTGCAATTATCAGAATCCAGTAATGCGTTGACTGGCCGTATGGTGGTGCTAAAGATGAGCAAATCATTCTATGGCAAAGAGGATACGGCACTGAGCAGCAAACTAATGAAAGAGTTGTCGGGCATTTTTAACTGGGCGATGGCTGGGTTACGCAGACGGGTTGAGCGTGGTGGTTATTTTGTACAACCCACGACAGGCAAAGAACTGCTTGAAACCATGGAAGAGATGTCTAATCCAATCGGATCATTTGTTGATCAAGTGTTAGAGTATGATGCCATGAGTGAAGTAGATAAAGATCATGTATTCTTGTGCTTTAAGCGGTGGGCAGTCAAACATGGATTAAACCCAGGCAATGATCTGTCGTTCAAGAGACGATTCCTTGCAGCAACACAAGACAAAGGAGTTACTGCATCGGCAATTCGTATCGATGGTAAGAGACAACACAAATACACTGGCGTTAGATTAACAGAGAAGGCACAAGCGTTTATTGACAAACAAACTCTATTTGATGAAGAGGAGATTTTCTAATGAGCAAAATTGAAATGATCGGCTTAACATTAATTGGCATCATATTGATTGTATTTTTGAGTGGTGGCTTTAAATGAAAAAACCACCATACTATAAGATAGAAGTACCACTATTTCCCGCTGCGGATTTAAAGTTGTGCTTTACTGAAAAAGATTTTAGGAACATTCTAAAAGACAACAACATTTTTCAAAAAGTGGTTGCGTTAGATCATGAGAATGTCGCTGAAACACATTACATCACCGATGTAAAACATCCTATGATCATTGTCATTTTGGATTTAGAACAGATGATTGATCCCAATAATGATTTCTATCTGGCATCGACTGTGTGCCACGAGTCAACCCACGCAGCTCAACGGGTGTTTGATTTAGTTGGTGAAGAAACGCCGGGGGAAGAAACCCGAGCATATTTAACCGAGTTTATTTTTAATCACATTATGGAAGGCATAAAAAAGTATGTCTGTGCTGGAAAAGGAAATCGAGGCGTATCTGACAAAGTCAATCAAGAAATCATCGGGGCTTTGTTACAAATGGTTGAGTTCAATAACGGGGGTGCCAGATCGAATCGTGATCTTAAACCAAAAGATATTTCTAGTAGAACTAAAGACAGCGGAGGGGAAACTAAGCCCAAGACAGATACTGATATTTGATGAATTAGGTGAGGCTGGATTTCCAGTTCACATATTACGATCAAAAGAGGATATCGATGACTTCATCAAAAATATTAAAGAATAGAAGAAATGTTGAGGCGTATGTTAAAACAAAGCGTGGCCATGTTGGTAAGTTATTAGCAAACGCAAAGGTAAGAGCCAAAAAGAAAAAATTAGATTTTGATTTGGATTTAGATTATTTGGAATCAATTACCACAAATGAATGCCCTATCTTTAAAACAAAATTTGTTTGGGGAAGGTATAACGGAAGAAAGAAAATATCTGAATGTCCATCATTGGATCGCATTATTCCAGAGTTGGGTTATATTAAACACAATGTAGTTTTTATTTCTAATCGAGCCAATTCGATTAAAAACGATGCAACAGAAAGAGAACTGTATGATGTGGCAGACTGGTTACACGAACGAACAAAAGAAGTATTAAATGCTATCAAGAAAAAATCTACACAATTATCAAAAAAACATCATTGAGAAAGCCAAGTCTGTGCCTAGCATGGGACTATTTCTTGAACCAGGTCTTGGTAAAACGGCAACAACATTGACGATCATTGCAGAACAATTTAAGGGAACGACTTTAGTAATTGCACCTAAACGAGTAGCGGAGACAGTATGGCAAGAAGAAACACAGAAATGGGAACACCTAAAACACCTAAAGATAGCAAAGATACTGGGCACACCGAGTCAACGGTTAGCAGCTATCAAGAGTTCTTCGACCGTGTACGTCGTAAATCTCGAGAACTTGATTTGGCTATTAAGTCAACCCTCTATAAAATTTCAAAACCTCGTGATTGATGAGTCAAGTAGATTTAAAGATTCAAGCACCAAGCGATTTAAAGAGTTGAAAAAACATTTAAAAAGTTTTAATCGTCGTATTATTATGACGGGAACACCAACACCGCAAGGGTATGCGGATCTCTGGAGCCAAGTCGGGATACTCGACATGGGGCAAAGACTGGAAACCAGCCTTACTAAGTTTAGAACGAAGTATATGCGCCCAAGCAAAAGAAATCCGCATACCGGTGTAATTTATAATTGGGAATTAAATAAGGGAGCAGATCAAATAATCACAGAAACAATCTCAGATATCTGTTTTAGTCTGAAAGCCAAAGATTATTTGGAACTGCCTACGGTAACATATACGTTACATAAAGTGGGGATAACGGAACAAATACGTTACAAATATGATGCGCTCAAGAAAGATATGGTTACAGAAATCAAGGGACAGACAGTCACCGCATCCACCGCAGCAACGCTCACAGGAAAACTATTACAGTTCACAAGTGGCGCAGTTTATGCAGAGGACGGGAGTTGGCAAGAAGTGCATACGGCTAAGTTGGAATGCCTCGAGTCGATCTTGGAAGAGACTTCTTCCCCGACCTTGGTATTTTATCACTTCAAACATTCTCTGGAACGAATTCGGAATGCGTTTCCAGAGGCCGTTGTGCTTACTGATTCCAACATTCAAGCGTGGCGAGATGGTAAAATTAGAGTCTTGCTTGCACACCCACAGTCGGGAGGAATTGGTATTAACCTCCAATGCAATGCGGGTGAAACAGCGCAGACTGTTTGGTACGATCTCCCCTGGTCTAGTGAAAACTATATCCAAGCCAACGCAAGGATATACCGCCAAGGGCAAGAGAAACCAGTCATTATTCATCACCTCTGTGTCGAGAAATCGGTAGACGAACAGGTTATGAAAGTATTAGATAACAAAATAACGATTCAGGATGCATTAATGGAAGCATTGAAATGAGATTAATATTAAACGCCAGCAGAGCCAGATTATCGGACGAAGAAATTGATCCGCTAGAACAAGACGATTTTGATTCTGTATCCAGTTTTCAAGGCGATGGTTGGCTGCTGTGGGATGTAGACGATTTAATTGACATTCGTCGTATAATAGATGAACGCATGCCATCAAAAGAAAAGCAAATAATCGATGCTTTTTTAAATGGAATGAATTACAAAGATATGGATGTTAGTGAAAAATATTGGCGTTACCATTACGAAAAAGCAATTGAGTTTATAAAGAAAGAGATGAACCTATGACTACTTTTGTTGTTGAACACAGACCACAAGGACAGGGATCGTACCACATTGCATTGGTGCCCGGTGTGGAAGATCTAGATACCTCACAGTTTAGTGACATCCTAGGCATTTGGGTGTGCGACTCACTGCAAGAGGCAACCGTAACCATTTCGGAACTACACAAATTAAGAGGTAGAAAAAATCATGAAGTACTATAGTGAATTATCTAATCTAGAATCTGTTTTAATTAATTTAGAAGGAGTTGTAGCGATTGTCGATTCGCTAACCACATCGTGTTTGGAAATGGATGAAAAGAAAGTGCAAGCAGCTCTCTTTCATGTATTGCGCCAACTAGAAGAACACGATTCTAGTTTTCAACTAAATTTTCAAGTTTTATTTGATGCCATAAGGGATGACACACATGAAGAAGATAAACCAAGAAAAAAGCGAAAATCCGTTCGGAAAAACGCAGAGTGATATTGATCAAGCCATTATGCAAGTCTGGGGAACTACCGAAGACTTGGATATGTTAATTGCACGCTACATGGATGCTCCAGAGAAGATGACGGAAGATGAATTGTGGAATGCGATGGAAGGAGTCAAGCAAATGCTAGAGTTACGATGCTGGCACTTGCGAGATGTGTACAAAAAATATTTTCAATTAGACGAATACAACTGGAGTAAAAATGTCTGAAAAAATGAAAGAAATGTTAGATGATTTTGTAGTCACCCTAGAATTTAGTATGCATGATTTAAATGTGTTATTAAATGCGCTAAATATGCCAAATCAAACTGCAACCACCGCTTTTGCTTATTTTGTAAATGTTATTCAAAATCAAGCTGGACCACAAGTTCAAAAAGCCAAAACCGATTTGGAGGCAGTTATGAAATCTCAAGAGGAAAACAAAGATGAGTGATAAATTTTTAAGAAACCTTTTACGAAGCAAAGGGTTTTCTGCGGACATTTCTAAACAAATTGAAAAGGCTGTAGAAAACAAAGCCAAACAAGACACTGAGCAAAAAGAAATGGCAGATCGGGAACTGGCACTAGCCATGACCCAAAACATCCTAAACGATGTCTTGCCACACCTCAGAAAAGCCATGGAAACCCCACCCACTAAAAAGATTATTGTGGACGATAAGTAGGGCGAAAACGGCTAAAAGTTTGCATAAGTAGATATAGAGACAGTAAGACTCGTTGGGAAACGCTCTGAACCCTCTATTCACATACACAAACACAGAAAGGCAATACCATGAATCCATTTGAATTACGCTATGACTTACTCAAGACCTCCAAGGAGTTCTTAACCGAGCAGTACAACGCCCAGTTAAAGGCCTGGGAAGTAGCAGACGAGGCTGGTAAAAAACTGCTTGAAAAAGCACCCCAGTTCCCAAGCATGCACGAAATCATTGACAACGCCATTGAAATGAACAAATTCATCAGCAGCACAATCGAGGCACAACTTGTTGACGGTGTTAAGCGTTTCAATAGAATTACTGCTGTATTCTGATACAAATTGTCGGTATTTATTAATAAGTGCCGACTTTATGAACGTGTTTTCTAAGCAACAACTCTTCTTTTTATTAACCGCACCCATAGTTCTATTCTTAACCTATAAGTTAAGTTTAGAACTGTGGTGCTTAACCTATGGGTTATTTTATGGCAGCTAAACCTGGGCTTTATGCCAATATCGCAGCAAAAAGAGAGCGCATCAAGGCCGGTAGCGGCGAGAAGATGCGTAAACCCGGCGCCAAAGGTGCCCCAACTAAGGACGCATTTATTCAGTCTGCAAAGACCGCTAAAAAACCAAAATGATACCTAAAAAAGCATTAGAAAAGGCTGGGTTTTACGATAAAGGTAAAACGAAACCAGAACGAGAAAAAATCGTTAGCAAGGTTACAACTAAACCCCAACGAATATCAATGGTTGAAAAAGTATTTTCATCCAAAAAAACTAAAAAATGAAATCGATAACGAAGTACGAACCATCGATGTGCGACACCGTCATTGAGTTAGGAAAGACTGGTGCATCACAAAAGATTATGTATTCCACTCTAGGCATTTCTAAAACAACGGGCGACCGCTGGAAAAAAGAAAAGCCAGAGTTTGCCGAAGCCATGGACAGAGCCGTTGTAGAAAGTCAAGCGTGGTGGGAAAGAGAAGCCTTGGCTAATCTGAATAACCGCACCTACAATACCCGACTCTTTGAAGTGGTTACTCGTGCCCAGTTCCCAGCGGACTACAAAGAACGCATGGAGATCAAGCAAGACATCAAGCAAGAAGTTCAAATTGACTTTGCTGGAGAAGTTTCCAGTCTAATCAAACAGTTGCGGGAAACCAAACTGTAGCCTTAAAAACTATTTCGTATTGTGAAATGCAACACAGATAAAAATCTGTTAAAGTTTGCATAAGTAGTTATACGAGACCAGTTTAATAAGGAAAACAGTTATGTCCACAACGACACATGCAGTACTCTCAGCATCATCTTCAAAACGGTGGTTAACATGCACACCAAGTGCTCGTCTCGAGCAAACCCTACCAGAACCTAAAAAGTTACCAGGACAATTCGATTTTAGTCTCGAAGGAACAGTAGCCCACTCTTTGGCTGAAATCAAATTGCGCTTGCATTACAATCAGATATCGCAAAAGGACTACGATGAAGAAGTCGCAGAAATCTACAAACACGCCTACTACAACCAAGAACTCGAAAGCCATGTTGACAACTATGTCCTCTATGTCCGCTCCCAAGTCGGAGAACATGATAAGCCTTTATTTGAACAGCGCGTGGACTTCAGCGATTGGGTGCCTGATGGGTTTGGTACAGCCGATGTGGTTATACTTTCTAAGCACTCCATTCGCATCATCGACCTCAAGTATGGCAGAGGCGTTCCAGTCCAAGCAAAAGACAACACGCAACTTAGACTCTACGCACTCGGAACCTATAGCAAGTTCCAAGAAGAGTACCCAGAAATCAAAACAATCGAGTACACGATCTATCAGCCTCGTCTCGATTCAATCAGTACGGATGGGACAACAATCGCCAAACTCGTCGATTGGGCAAACTACTATGTCAAGCAAAAAGCACGCAAAGCGTGGGCAGGTACGGGCGACTTCATCCCCGGAGAGCACTGCCAGTTCTGCCGTGCCAAAGCCGCGTGCAAAGCGCGCTCGGACTTCGTCAACGAAATAGCTGCACTAGACTTTAGACCAGCACCTCTGTTAACCGAAGAGGAGTTTGATTTAGTATTATCCCGTGCACAAGATTTAAAATCATGGGCAAATGATGTTGAGGCATATGCAACAGAGAAAGCAATTCATGAAAATAAAATCCCAACTGGATTTAAATTGGTTGTACCTAAAGGGCATCGTAAAATTGTGGATTACGATTTGGCTGTTAAGATCTTGGAAGAAAAAGGTTTTAACAAAGATGACATGTACGACCTTAAACCGAAGTCTGTGCCTCAATTGGAGAAGTTGGGTCAAAAGGGGCAAATAGTATCAATCCTTGGCGGTTTGGTTGAACGACCAGACGGCTCTCCAAAGTTAGTGAAAGACACTACCTTGGAAGAGGATTTCAAATGAGCACGCCCTTAATTATTATTTCAACTCTGATATACTTAGGGGTAGCAGTTGATCAATTTATGAAGGGTGCAATGGGGCCCGGAATAATGTTTGTTGGGTATACTATCGGAAACCTTGGTATACTCTTGACAGTACGGTAGAGATTGACACCGCTGAAGTTCAATCAAATTTAAGTTAATAGGAAAGCAAGATGGCTACTAAAAATCCTCGTGTTGTAACCGGCAAAGTTCGTTTCTCTTACGCTAATGTGTTTACTCCAGTAGACAAAGGCGATGGCAAGACACCTAAGTATTCTGTGTCAATCATCATCCCCAAGTCTGACAAAGAAACCATTGCCAAGATTAACAAAGCATTTGAAGAGGCAAAGGCAAATTCCGCTGGCTACTTTGGTGGCACTGTACCAAAGATGCTCAAGGGCGGTTTGCGTGATGGCGATGCAGAAAAAGAAGATGCAGCATATGCAAACTCTTACTTCATCAACGCCAATTCTGTCAAGAAACCAGGTGTTGTCGATGCAGACATGAACACAATCATCGATCCAGATGAATTCTATTCGGGTTGCTATGGTCGTGCAGCAATTGAATTCTTCCCATACAACATGGAAGGTTCAAAAGGCATCGCTTGCGGTTTAGGTAATGTCCAAAAACTGGAAGACGGTGAGCGTTTAGGCGGTGGTGGTATTACCGCAGCAGTAGACTTCGCATCATAATTCACGGCCCGAGAGAGCCTCAATCTCTCTTCTCCTTGTTAGTATTACCTCGTTAGCCCCACCGAAGTTTGGTGGGGCGTTTTTTCCACAACTTTCTTATAATAAAAAACACATGGATCAATATCAAGAATATATCGCAGCAAGCCGTTACGCTCGTTTTATCGACGACAAACAACGCAGAGAAACATGGGCAGAGACCGTAGATCGCTATGTCCAGTACATTTTTAGTCGTACACCCGCCATACAAAACAATGTAGAATTAAAGAATGAAATTTTTGATGCTATCCATAACCTAGATTTGATGCCGTCCATGCGTGCCATGATGACGGCAGGAAAGAGTGCTGATCGTGATAACACCTGTGTCTATAATTGCTCGTATCTCCCGGTGGATGACCCCAAATCGTTTGATGAGGCAATGTTCATATTGCTCTGCGGTACAGGAGTCGGGTTTTCGGTGGAGGCTAAATACATATCCAATCTGCCAGAAGTGCCTGAAAAACTATTTGAC